TATAAAGTCGTTCATCTCCTCTTTGGTAAAATCATTATATACATCGTTTTCGTCATAGACGAAATCAACACAGTTATATACCATCGATAGCATTTGATCAAATTCATTATCTTTTTCGTTGATCTTCGTAAACAGAGAAGCATTTGGATCTTTTAATTTTAATCCAATTCCATTACCGAGTTCTACAGTATCACTGTGATTTTCATCGTATTGAATCTCAATAGAATCAATATCGATAGATACCTTAGTTGATGCTTTGCATTTTTCGAGATATTCTTCCTTCATGTGTTTAATGTTTAAATCAATCTTTTCACCGACCGACTTGGATCTTAATTTTAAAAATAAGTACTCTAAATCATAAGATGTAAAATCATGATAGTTCACACCTGGAGTCAAAATGCAAGACTCTAGGATACCCATAGTTGCATTATAGATGTCTTTTTGCTCTCCTCCCTCGAGAGCCATATATAAAATTTTCTCTTCTTTCACCAAAAAGGGTCTAAATTTAATTGGTTCTTTTGACGAAGGAATAACAGTTTCAAACTCAGGGGTACTTAATTGTGGTAAAGCCATATTCTACTCCATTTCAATTTAAAATCTGGGAAGTCCAGCCCTATCAAGTGCTGCTCTTGATCTTCCCTTAATCTGTGCTGGAAGGTTTCGTACCGTATTTGCCGCAGACAATACATTTTCAGCTGTAAAGTTAAACGGTGGTACGGGCACGTCTTCCTCCTCAAAATATCTGTATGTCATCGTAACAGGTAATCGTACAACATCTGTTGCGGCCCAAGAATAAGAGATGTCACCGATGTTTACTGGATATGAATCAACAAGCTTGATTACTCTAGTTCTATTGCCATTCGGATCTAGTTGAAAAATTTGAAATCCTCTCTTGCAGATATACTCATCATAGAAACCTAAGTCAAAATTGGGCGTACCTGTTCTATGGTCGCCACCAATCAGATCTTGCCAAGCCAGAAAAAATTCCCTCTCAATGAGATTAGGACTGCAGATGGCTGTAAATACAACAGTGTTAGTATAGTTTGTCTTGCCGCCAACTTTGTACGGTGCCCCGTAGTCAATGTAATCAATGTTAGCGATGCTTCTGCCGGGAAACTGAACAGTGTCGATGCGAAATGAAAGCGATTGAGCTACATCATTTGCTCCACCAACAAGACCGCCTAGACCCACAGCACTTGCTGCAGTAGAAATTAGTCCATCAAGTATATTTGATATTGACACAGTTCCAGATCCTACTGAAACTGGTGTTCCTGTTACTTCTACTTCGAAATCGCTAGTCTTAGCAATCCCGTTTTTTGCCATTTCTCCAGAAAATTGATTGATGTCAAAAGCCATTATCTGCCTCTTATTGCTGCTCTGCTTTCTTTCCAAACAGTTAATTTATTTCTTTTTCTAAATCTTTCAGTGGGTAAAAATAATGCCATATCCCACTCGGTGGAGTCTACAAGAATAAATCTTGACTTTACATGATTTCTCAAATACATTTTCAACGTTGGCTTGAAGAATCGATACCGAGCTGCTGCTTGAAGCCTATCATATGTGAGTCGAAGTCGTGTGTTCTCATCATATCTGGTATCAGTAGCAAGTTGATACATAGCGTCCATGAGTCTTGCTCTGAGTGGTGGAGGGAGGTAGTGCATATTCAGTCCCATGAACCCACCACTCACATCTTTTACTTTGAAGATTAATGGAAACATATCGTAGTACGGTAGATCCTTTTTGTGTTTGGGATCATACATGAACATATACATCCTGCCGATACCAGTTGTACCTGCTATGGGTCTAGTTAAAAGAGCACTGCCACCTTCTTTCTTGGCGGCTTGCTGTATCAGTCTATTTGGAGATATAGCAGTCGTTTCAGATGCTTTATTTCTGAACCAAGCTCTCGACGCGCGTGTTCTAGCAGGTATCTGGTTATCACGAACTCCCTGTGCTAGAATCTTATCAAAGATATATGCGACCATTTAAAACTCCTTCTCATTATTTATAATGGTCACTTTATATGAAGTTGTCTTTCGGTAAGTATAATAAATTTATAGTTTCGATCCCGACACCACTCTTCTGCATAGTCCCATTTGTATCTATTTACTGCATAGGTCTTTACTTCGTTTAAGTATCTTTTTGTGAGTCTTTTTTGTATTTTAGGCTCTTGTGTTTGCTTGAGTGGCTTGATCTCTACGACCCATGTCTCGATGACATTATTTTTGTTCTTTATCTTTACAAGAAAGTCAGGAAAGTATCTGTGCATTCTACCGTCGATGGGACTCTTATACGGTATGAAAAACTCTTCCGATTGCCAATATATTACAGCCTCATTGAAATCACACCACTTCATGAATTTTAGTTCCCACGAACTGCGGTATATGATGTTCGTAGGATCACCCTTGTATTTTTGTGGTTTTGATGGTCTGTAGCGACCCTTGTATGTACTCATTATAAATAATCAAAATAGTTTAGCAAAGGTATTTATCAATGCCCGTAGGCGCCGCACCACAACCCGCATTTCCATCTAAAACACAAGACGATCCAAAAGGAGCTCTAGCAAAATCGCTCGCAAAGACACCAAAAGAGCTCAGATATCCTTTGAATATCGAAGAGCTAGATCACTGGATGGTATTTAAAATCAATCATCCTGTGTTCAGGAAAAAAGATGACTTTCCAAAAAAGAACAGCATCAGGCTAATATATTTGCCTATGCCGATGAATTTGGGAACACAATACTCTCATGAGTACAACACAGAAGGTCTAGGTATTGCTGGTGTTGCTGGAGCTGGGGCAGCACAAGCGGGCATGTCCGGGGGTATATCATCTATTATAGATCAAGCATCAAGCATCACAAAAAAAGATTTACAGGCAGTCACTCAATACTACGGGCTTCAAGCCGGAGCTGAAGCGGCTGCAGCCGCCGGTGCGGCCATAGGTGGAATACCTGGAGGGATTGCAGGTGCTGCTATTGGTCAAGCAATAAAAGGTGCTATGGCAGGTGCTGGTATTGCACAAAATCCATATATGGCCGTGATGTATTCACAGCCGTCTTTCAGAGAGTATTCTTTTTCTTGGAAACTAGTTTCAAGGAATAGAAGGGAGACACAAGCAATAGAAGACATCATTCACGCATTCAAGTTTCATGCAGCCCCTGGAGTCAACTCGAAGAACAAGCACTTCTTTGATTATCCAGAGCAGTTTGATATGGACTTCCACCACGCAAAGCATCTTTTTAATCCTGCGCCTAGTGTGTGTAAGACTGTGCAGGTAAATTATCATGCTGAAGGGCAACCATTATATCATGCATTTGGTGCTACTGAAAAGTCTCCGGTATCAGTGCAGCTTGATCTACAGTTTCAAGAAATATCTATTGTCACTAAAGACTCCATTGTAAAGAGTAACAGATAATGGCACACTTTTTTAATAATTTCCCATCTGTGGAGTATGATATGGGCAGAGTCAACGTTCCGTTGACCATACAGAATCCATTAGTGAGATTCAAGCTTCAAGATATTCTCAAAGGTAGATCCGCTCTTTACTATGAACACATAGTAGAAGAGGATCAGTCCGCACAGTTCATTGCTAATAGGTACTATGGAGATGTAACTCTTGACTGGGTTATCTTTTTAGTCAATGATATTTTTGATTATGAATATGAATGGCCAATGAATTATCAAAAATTTACAGCATACGTAAAATCAAAATACGGATCTATTGAGTCAGCTTTAAACACCACACATCATTACGAATGGATCTATCAGTCGCGAGAAGTTTTGTTTGATGGGACAATTATACCTGAGGATGTTATTATAGTAGACAAAACAACATTTGATAGTTTGGGTCTTAACGAAAGAAGAGAAGTGTCGAACTATGTGTATGAAGAAAATGAGAATGAGAATAAGAGAAATGTTAAGATTTTGCAAAGACAATTTTTAGATCAGTTCTTAGAAGAAGCAGAAAGCATTTTTGAATAATGCCAGTCACTGAATATAAAGCGAATGATATTGAACTCGATTCGGTTTTGCTATATAATTCAAAGCGAAATTTTGTCGATATTAATGATGTTATGGTGGAGTTTAGTATCTACCACGACCTTTTTAAAAAAGTTACCTTGTGTGATGTTTTCATTAATGATGCGAATGCAATGGTCGATACTCTTCCAATAGTTGGTGATGAAACACTTGTAATCGTTTTTAGAACGCCGACGTTTGAAAAAAGACTTAAGTACGTTTTTAGAATATACAAGATCTCCGAAAGAGAAGCAGTAGAGCAAAGATCAGAGGGTTATGTTCTGCACGGCTGCAGTCAGGAATCAATAGCTGATCTTAGAAAATCGGTAAATAGAAGCTATGTTGATTTAAAGGGTCATGAAATAGTCGAAGGAATATATAATGATTTCTTGAGGCCGACTGAAGAAGAATTCGGTGTTGTTAAAGATAATATAAGCCTTAATCTACAGGAGACATTGCAAAATCACTCGATTGTATTTCCTGGAGAAAAACCCTTTAGTGCAATTGATTATGTTTGCTATGAAGCATTTCCAGAAGTTCAAACACAAGAGAGTCAATCTCCTAATTTTATATTCTTTCAAAGAGAGGACGGATGGTACTTCAATACTATTGATTCTTTAATCGAAGCTGATCCTGTGGAAGATTTCTTTTATGCTCCAGCAAATGCAGAGGAAACAAGTAAAACAGAAAAGATACATGATCATCAGAAAATTAGCACAATGGATATTATTAGTCAGCTAGATACTATTGATAATTTGAAAAATGGTTTGTATGCCCATAAAATAGAGACAATAGATCCTATTTTGAAAAGATTCACGACTGACACATTCGTGTACTCTCAAGAGATGAATGAAATTGCGCATTTAGAAAAAGCGAAAAAAGATTTCGGTAGTGAGTTTTTAATTACTGAAGATTCTTTTTTTAATTCTGATTCGGATACTTCCAAGTCATATTATACCATAGGACACATTGGTGAAAACTATTCAGCACAAACAACATTATCAGGAGCTGATGTAACCGACCCGCAGATTAGAAACCCCAGAAGAATGCATGAAAGATTAAAATATAATATTGCATCTCGTTTTCAGCTATCTAACATTGAGGTAAGTGTTACAGTACCAGGGAACAGTGACTTGCATGTGGGGCAGATTGTGAACCTGCATGTTCCGTTGGCAACTGAAAATGCTGATTTTGCTAAGAGGTTAAAAATGTTGTGGGATAAAAAGTTTTTAGTTACTGCTCTTCGCCACACATATCAAAAATCTGATAATGTATTTTTTACGGTTTTAGAGTGTGTGAAAGACACATATGCCAAGAAGACCATTGAGGTGAAATAATGAAGAATTTAGGTGATCAATTTATCTGGTGGTATGGAGTTGTAGAAGATCGATCAGATCCTTTAGAGCTTGGTCGTGTTCGTGTTCGCTGTTATGGTTGGCACACTGATGATTTGAAGGAGATACCCACAGAGTCTTTACCATGGGCACAGCCCATTCAGGACATTACGTCAGCTGCACTTGGTGGAATCGGAAAGAGCCCAACAGGAATACTAGAGGGCACGTGGGTTGTAGGTTTCTTTGCTGATGGTCAGGAAGCTCAACGACCAATAGTGATGGGAACACTTGCAGGTATTCCCACAGATGATGATCCTGGTGGACCAATAAGGGGTTTCATGGATCCACAGGGCAGATATCCAAAAACATTTAATGCACCTGATACTCCTGTTTTGGCAAGGGATAATGCTGAGGAAGATTTGATTTTAATTAATAAAAGAGCTGGTAAACTCGAAAGTGTGCCAACCGCTACAGCACCCGATACCTCAACGCTCGGTGATAGGCTAGATGGTGATTATGCATTAGACGAAGCGGATGAAGTGGATACCAGACCAACTTGGGCAGAACCAAACCCTCGATATGGTGGCGAGACGAAAGGTGAATTTCCTGAAAGCATCACATCTTCATCAACGTATCCATATAATCACGTTTACAGATCTGAAAGTGGACACGTATTTGAAGTCGATGATTCTCCAGGAGTAGAAAGAATTCATCAGTATCACCGTATGGGAACATTTCAAGAAATACAACCTGATGGCACAAGAGTAACAAAAGTTGTTGGTAGAGATTATCATGTTACGGTTAAGGATAATAATGTATATGTTCAGGGCAATCAAACCGTAACGATAGCGGGCAACTGTAAACTTTATGTACAGGGCGATCACTATACTGAAGTAGATGGAAATCAATATATCACAGTGCGTGGTGATAGAATTACTAAAATACAAGGTAATGATAAGAAAGAAGTGATGAGTGATGAAGTTACACAGATAAACGGTAACAAGACTCTGCGTGTTACAGGTGACCGTAAAACTATTATTGATGGAAACTACACAGAGACGATTGGCAAAGATAATAAAATACAGATTAAAAAGAATGAGGTGAAGACTATATTCGTCAATAGTAAGACGACTGTCACCGGAAACACAAATTTTGTGACCATTAAAAATATGCAGATCGGTTCCGGTAATACAATGAGTATTGGTTCCGGTAATACATACGACCTGAAGGTAGGTGGAGCTGCGACGATGGATTTTGATAGCACTTTGAAGGAGAGGGTCACTGGAGCCTCTCACCTTACATTTAATTCTACGCACTTCGTGCAGTATGGTGACACTAATTCATTCACGCATGTCGGGGATCGTAAGATATTCATCAAAGCAGATACTTTTGCTCGGCATGATGCGGGAACAGATCACTCATGCTCTAGCGACCCATCGAGAACAGGCGCTAATGATTGCTCTACACCTGAAACGCCAACGGCACCATAAAGGAGGATTGAA